TGTTTGAACCTGCTGGAGTAGCTGAAACTGAAGACCAAGTAGGTACAGATCCAGAACCAGCAGAAGTCAAAACTTGTCCTGCAGTTCCATAAGAACCATTGACAGCAATAGCACCAGAAGTGTTAATTGTCATTGCATCTGTTGTTGCAGTACTACCATTTACAATAAAATGAATTGCATTACTACTCCATGTACCAATTGCTAAATCACCGCCACCTGATTCAATGAAGTTGGCATAAGGCGAACTAAATGCATTGTTTGGATAACCTGCCGATGTGTAACTATAAGAAGCAGAGTTAGACCCCATTTCCATATAGTATGTGCTTCCATAACTATTACCGCCAACAGCATAAGCGGCATAAGATGTGGCACCGTTATTTGTGTTTTGCAAACTAACACTTAAATTAGAAGTATCTGCACCTGAAAAACTTGCAATTTGACCACTGAATGAATTGCTATATGAACCAGAACCAACGTTCAACCAACCAACAGAAGTAGTTGTATTGGCTGTATAACCTGTTAGTGATAAACCTGTGGAACCATAAGTAAAAGCTGAAGAATTACTTAATGCACCAGTTCCGTTACCGTATGGTACATAACCAGCAGTTAAAGATGTTAAACCAGTGCCACCATTAGCTATAGGTAATGTGCCTGTTACTCCACTAGTCAAAGGCAAACCAGTAGCATTTGTTAAAGTAACACTTGTTGGTGTACCTAAAACTGGCGTTACTAAAGTTGGTGAAGTGCTTAATACATTGTTTCCAGAACCTGTGGATGTCGTAACGCCAGTACCGCCAGAAGCAACAGGTAAAGTACCAGTAGTAAGAGCCGAAGTCGAGGTTGCATAAACTGCCCCTCCAGAGGTGAATGATGTAAGTCCAGTACCACCGTTTGTGGTTGCAAGCGTACCTGCTAAGGTAATTGCACCTGTCGTACCTGTACTTGGGGTAAACCCTGTGGTTCCTGCGCTGAAACTGGTCACTCCACCAGTAGAAGCTTGCCAAGAAGCAGTAGTACCGTTTGACGTTAATACATAACCACTTGTACCAATACCTAGTCTTGTAGCACTGTTTGTGCCATTACCAATAATCAAGTCACCAGTTGTGGTAATGGGAGATAAGTTATTGAAGCCTGCAGAGGCTGTTGTGGCATTAGTTCCACCATTGGCTATAGGTAAAGTACCAGTCACACCAGTGGTTAAAGGCAATCCTGTAGCATTGGTCAAAGTACCAGATGAAGGAGTTCCTAGTGCACCGTTATACAAAACAACTGCACCTGCTGACCCTGTGTTGACTGCCAAAGCTGTTGCAACGCCTGTTCCAAGTCCACTTACGCCAGTGGCAATAGGCAATCCTGTACCGTTGGTCAATGTAACTGAGCTTGGAGTTCCCAAGGCTGGGGTAACCAAGGTAGGACTTGTGGACAAAACCACATTTCCTGTACCTGTGACTGAGTAGGATGTTCCCCAAGCTGAACCTGTGGAGTTTGGTATACCTGCACTTGGGTACACCATTCCACCACCACCAGTAGCATTCAATGTGCCACCAGAGAATGTCAAATTTGTTCCAATTGTGACGTTGCTGAACCCACCTGAACCGTTTCCATAAAGAATCGAAGTTCCAGAAGTGGGAGGTGCGTAGTCTGTGCCTGAGGTGGCGGCACTTACCGCTGTGCCATTACCCTTCAAAAGCCCCGTAATCGTCGTAGAAAGAGTTATTGCAGGCGTCGTGGTGCTATTGGCTACTGTTCCTGCAAAACCGTTTGCAGAGACCACAGAAACGGCTGTAACTGTACCTGTACCAGCGGCATTTGACCATGTTGGAGGACTTGCTCCATTACTTGTCAAAACTTGACCAGATGTACCAGCAGATGTAAAGGCAAAAGAAGTGCCATTACCATAAGCTACAGCTCCAGAAGTTGGAGTTGCAGTTGAATTTGTACCACCTTGTGCGATTGGTAAGGTTCCACTTGTAACCTGAGATGCAGAGATGGCAATAGATGTGTTTGTAACGCTTGAAATCTGTCCATAAGCGTTCGTTGTGATCACAGGTACAGTGGATGCACTACCATAAGTTCCAGCAGTTCCTACGGTCGCTAAAGCAATCGTGCCAACAGTAGTGATTGTTCCACCAGTTAAACCAGCACCAGCAGTAACTGAGGTAACCGTACCACCAGAAGGTGCAGTGCCACTAGAAGCTGAGGTCAGTCTTCCATAAGCATCTACAGTGATGGTTGCATAAGTATAAGTGCCTGCAGTTACAGCAGTCGTAGTCAATCCAATCGTAGGATTACCAGTTGAAGCATCTCCGTTGGTAACAGCAATCTGACCAGAGGTTCCCGTAATTGTTTTATAACCTATGGTGGTGCCATTGACTGATAGGAGGCCAGTGCCTGAGACTGCGGCAAAGTTTGCCAAAACCCCAGAAGTTGAAATTGTTGGATTACCACCTACTCCATTACCATTTGTAATTGATAGTCCAGAACCTGTGACCGTGATTGTTCTAGGCGTAATGGTTCCTGCACTTGTCTTGGCAATCACGCCAACACCTGATGCCTCTAAGGAACCAGAAGTACCATTCAAATAGATTTGATAGCTTGACCCTGCACCACCATCAGTCAATCCCAAACCTGTACCTGTGGTCAAATAACGTGATGAAGGCAATGCAGGCGTAGCATTGACCGTCAAAAAGCTATATGTGCTCAGGTTTGAGGTAGCCTGAATAGCACCTGTCGTCGTCTGTACCGTCACCCCATTTTGGACAACAGGAACAGCCTCAGATCCTGTTAGGGCACCTGCTACGGGTAACTGTGTGATCGTTAAATTCGCCATGATTATTGGTTCTCAGGTGGACTTGGACTTAGTGTATCTAGATTACCATTGGTTGATGGTGTTTGTGTATTATTTTCTGGTGACAATTCCCACTGACCGTATCCAGTTTCAATGATTGCGTCTGGCACCACGTCAATGTTGGTATCAGGTCTGGGAAAACGAATGTTAATTCTCTCTGTCTTACGAGCCGCCAACCTGTAGGGGTCCTTCTCATCTTTACAGCCTTGGGCACACACTCGGAGGCCGGGGAAGTTAAAGTCCATACTCATCTCTGCATGGGGACGCTTCATCTTACATCTATCGCATATCGCAATAGATATATCTGACATCCCACGAGTATCAATGAATATAGGCATTAGACAACCTCCAAACGATTGTTTTTTCGGATATTGTCAATAGCAGGTATGACTTGTAAGTTCCAAGGAACGTGCATACCAGATACAGATTCACCCTTCATGGGAATTATATGATCCACATGATATTTGAGTCCAATTGAATTAAGAACTGAACAGTATTTATAAATACATTCCATTTCAAAATTATCTATTGGCAATAACCAAGCAGGCATACGTTCTATTTTGCTTGCTCGATATTTTTGAACATTTTTCAATCTTTTTTCAGGATTGTTTTTTTGCCAAGCAATAGTTGCCTCATTCTTTTGAAGTCGATACTTTTCTTTTCTTTCAGGATCGGCATTCAACCATTGTTTATGCTGTTGATTTTCTATATCACGGTGCAGTTCTTTATGTTTTCTTCTATGTTCTGCTCGTTTTTCAGGATTAGATTTTCTCCAATCATTAAGCCTAAGTAACGCACAACCTAAGCATTCACCATTTCTTGTTGCTCTTTCCGTTTCATGACCACGCAAACAAGGCTTGCCCGTGTAGTAACGGGTCAATCCTTTTTCTTTAGCTTGTGATCTTGAAATAACATTCATTTTTAATACTTTTATCTAGTATATACACTTATGTTAGGTGAAAAGTATTCAGGAGACCTGTCACGTTCTTCATTTTCCACATCAACAAGGAACTTATCAGCCATTTTTTCCAAATAAGCTATGCGAGTTGGGTCAACTTGTGGCAACTCCAAGCTCATTCTGTGAGCTAGCATGAAAATAGTGGCCTCATACCACCTTTGTGGGATAGCTAACTGCTGTTGAAGCGTTCCAACGTCCTCAATCTGGGCTGAATACCACACAGTCATCTGCACAAATGACGTATTTGGCACAGGCCAGAGCGTCATGGTAGGCTGATTGATGGTTCGTTGGAAATAATACTGAAAAGGCTGGTTAGCAGTGAAATTTTTGTTAGGAAGATTGGTGTAATCGTCCCTGTTTAGGCGAGACATCTCAATTTCAGTGCTGTTATTGCCCAAAAACCACTCTCTGAGGGCCAAAGTTGTGCCATTGAAGGCTTGGATTCGGTAGAACTCGACGTTGAACCCCGGGTCCACATCTTGCCATATCCACTGCCCATCAGTCACAGTCACATTTGTACCTGTGTAAATGGTCTGCCAGTTCACCCCATCGCTCGAAGCTTGCAAATAGTAGCTCCAAGTTGCTGTTCCAAAGTTCGCCACATAAGGCATGATGCCTATGGAGCCAATGTATTGGGGGTTTGATGTCCCATAATCGACTTGGAAATAGCTATTTGGGTTAGTCTGTTGGCAGTAAGTCGATGTGTTTCCATCGCTGATGTTGGCAACAACGCCACCAGCACCAGATGTATAAGCTCCAGAAGGTCTTGCCAATTGGCGATATAAGACGTTTAGAGCGTCGTTTGCACCCAAAGGTAACAAATACTCATACTGGTTTGCGATCAAGCCTACAACGGTCTTTTGGATGGCAAAATACTGTATTCCACGGTTGATCATGTTTGACAAAAGAAAATACAAGTTTTCTCTTGCAAACTGTTGTTGCTCGTCAGTGATCTCTTCAGCTAATTTTCCACAACGACGCACAGCATGGTCAATGACCGTCTGCGTATTTATCACTGTGGTGCTTACGGTTCCTGAGAAAGCCATGTTTTTTCCTTACCAACCGGGGCAATTCCAACGCTTCAATGATGCCTTAGCTCTTGGCGCATCTCCACTTGAATGCTTAACAACACCGCTCATGCGGGCACAAAATGAATCTTTTCTTGAGCCACC